TAAGTCAATGAGCTGTGCGTCAGTAGGGGCCTGTTCGAGAGGCTGGTCGACAAAAAGCACTCCGTATATAAATGCCATGACGGTAAAGGTAAAACATACTGCTAGCAAACGGCCTACAAAAACTATGAGCGACGCGTTCATTTGTTCAGGGGTTTTATTCATTGTCGCAACTCGCTTTCGTAAAGCATTTGTACTCGATATTAGTTTTAGAAACGGTGCAGCCATTTAATACCGCCGCTACTACTGCAACCATAAAAAGTAAAGCCGCATATTTAGCCAGCGGACGGAACATAATCAACTTGCCGTTGTATAAATTCTTCGTACTCCGCTGGCGTCATTGGCCTAACTACGTCGTCTACTTGTATGTGTACTGAATCGTGTGGGTACATTGCGATTGCTTCTTCGTATGTCATGCCATGCCCTAACTGTTTGCGTATCCGTAGACGCGAATTGTTCCGCCAGTAATTGTGCCAGAATCTGGGGTCACAGTAAACGCAGTATATGAAGTGGTGTTATCTAAAAATCCAGCGACGTTAAAAGTCGAGCCTGTTGTCGTAGGAAATACGTATTGAGCCGAAAAATAGGTTTCGTCGGTTAAAAATGGGCCAACAATATCAACATTCATGTTAAGTATTTTCGATGATGCACCGCCGGCCCGCCAAGCAATAGAAGCGCCGCCACTAGCACCCGAATTATCTACATCGGCAAAAGTTCGCCCGTTTTGCGCCCAATAATAATTAGTAACAGTTGCGCCCAAAGTTAAACGCAAAATAGCCGGAGACGCCGAGGATACCCCGCCAGTAATAACAATTTTGTATGCGTCATAAGTAGCACTAAACGCATCGGTTACGGCAACGCTTCCGACAGTCGTGCCAATAACTTGCGTTTTAACAAGCGTAAGGCCGCCTTGCGCTGCAAAAGAAAAGTTGGCATTGAGTGAGGCCGCGGTTAGGACTTCGCCCGAAGTGTAGGTAGTCAATGGCATATTGGTACTTTATCCTAAAACGGGTTGCGGGTCGGTTATATCTAAAATTCCGTAAATTGCGTCGTCTAAAATAAATTCGTACACGATTACCGTAGGGCTGGTACTAATTAGGACGCTGTGCCCGGTGGCAAAATTTAGGCGGTGCTCTATGCCCTCGATGGCTAGCTCTTGGGCTAGTTGGGTTGTTGTGAGCCCTGTTTGAAAAGACTTTTCTATGGTGATGGTGTCGCCAATTTCTAGGGTTGCTACCGTGTCGCGTTGTGCAGCTGTCAGCACGGTAAACGTGGTTTCTACTGACGTGTAGCGTGCCTCGGGTTGGCCGTTTAGTAGGTAGTCGGCGGCGTCGTCCACCTCGCCTTGTAGGTGTAAAAGGCTGTTGCCAATGCTGTTGGTTTGTATGAAGTACGTGGCAATGCTGCCAGCGTCTACAGCGGTAGCGGTTTTGTCGTCAAGGGCGGTGACTACGGCGCGGTTTATTACTTGGTCGGCTTCAAAGGATATGCCTACGCCCGTAAATTTGAGGGTGCCGGGTGCGCCGTCGTCGTGGAAATCTGCCGAGCTGCCCGCAAGGGTGTTGCCGATACGGTTTTGGAATGTCAAAACGCCTGCTCGAGACATAAAAAGCCGCCCAAATTCGGCGGTGTCGTTTATTTGCGTTAGGTAGTTAAGTACGTTAGTACCGGCTGGCACGGTGTAGGCAGCGTCGTGCCCGAGGTTTACGGTGCCTGTAGCAATGTTGCGGGCCGCTATCGGAAAATCAACCTCAGGTAAATCTAAGACAGTTTCTATGCGCTCGCCCGAGGTTTCGGCGGTTACGTTGAGCTCGTCTAAAACGGTTTGACTAAGCAAATAGAATTGGTCGGCGCAATATACCTCTACTGTATCGTTGCCGCCGAGCGCAAAGTTGTAATCATAATTGACGACGTACCCGTTAAAAATGTATTCGGGGTTGCCAAGGGTGTCGTAACGCAATAGGCGTACCTCGCGCATTGGGGCTAGCCCGGGTTGCGCGTTGGCGGTGTCAAAAAATGGGCTGTCTTGGTTAAACGGATTGAATACGCCAGCGGCCAACGTGTCGTCGAGGGTAAAGGTCATTATGCCAGCGCCGAAAGTGTCGCCTTGGTCACGGCGTCCGCGTCGTACGTTGACGTTTAGCGCGCCGTCTAAAATGCTGGCAAATTCGCCTACACCGTCTAACACGTACTCGGTATTGTTGAGCACCCCGCGCGTAGCGTCGTCAAGTGTAAACGCGTTGACTTGAAAGCCTGTGTCTATTTGTAAGTCATAGTTGCCCGATTGGACTACAGCTACAGCCATGTTAAGCCACGTTCAATTGCAGCGGGCCAGCGGTACGCGAATACGCCCGCAAGGCGTTAACAACGCTTTGCCCTATTTCGGCGCTAGTAGACAGTCCGCCAGCGACGTTAATTGTTACGCCGCCGCCGCTTATGTTGCCCATTTGCGATAACGGTATTACGGCCTCGGGGCCTGCCTCGCCAATCATGGCAAGCGTTGGCCCGGTAACTATGCCGCCGTCCGCCATTTTAGGTATTGAGCTGCTAATAGTGGAAACAATACGGTTAACGCGTTCGGTTACTACTACGTCAATGTTTACCGAGCGCTTTAGCTTGGCGGCTATCTCGTCCATTTTTGCCATAAGTTTTGGCGTTAATTTTGTTAGCTCTGCCTCAAGGCCGTTAACAATAAAGGTTGCTTGGTCTACGCCTGTCTTATACCAATTGTTGGCAGCTTGTAGTCCTACCTTGTCGGCTGCCCGTTGTGCGGCCTCTACAAGCGCGTTGGTTTCGTCTATAGCGGTTTGTCCGCCCTTTACTAGCTCAAGGGCTATTTCGGCGCCAGCGACGTTGCCAGCGTCCATGACGTAGCCCAATGCGTCTTGGCTTAAACCCATTTCCAAGGCTTTGCCAAGGTTGGTGGAATACTCGACAATGCCACGTACTTGTCCACGTAGGGCGTCTAAAAAGCCTTTAAAGCCGTAGTCGCCAGCTTCAAGCGCGGCGTTAAAGTCAAGGGCACCCTTTACGGCGTCGCTTACCTTGGTGGCAAAATCGTTAAATTCGCCTTGTGCCTCGGCCAACTTGTCTTTAGCGGTGTCTACAGCTTCGCTAAGTTTTTCTTTTAGCGCCTCGGCAAAACTCTCAACCTCTTTTTTAGCGCCGCCGACGTTGTCTTTTGTCTCTTTAAATTTAGAATTAAATACACCGGCAGCGTCCGCTACGCGCATTTGCTGTTGAGCCGACAAACCAAGCGCCTTGTTATAAGCGCCCGTTTCTTGCTCGGCGTCAAAATAGCCCGAGCCAATAGCCTGCAAACCGTTAACAAACGCCGAAATAGGGTTTATAAGCTCGCCAATTAACTTGCCAAATTTGCCAACCTTTACCGTTGCGTTAGTTGCCGGTGTAGGCATATTGCTAAACGCGTCGTTAATTTTTACTAAGCCGTTAGCAAAATCGGTTGCCGCTGGTAATAGTTGTTGGCCTAGTTGTATTTGAAAGTTTTTAAACAGCGCGCTTAGGGTGCGTTGCTTGTTAGCAAGGCCGTCGGCTGTCCTAGCAAAGTCGCCTTGCGCGTCGCCTGTCTGTTTATAGATAGCGGATTGTGCCGCCAAAATCTTTTGTTGTGCTGTTAGCGCACCGCTGCCCTTATATATGCCTAATTCCATTGCCTCGGCTTTTAAGGTTGCGTCGTTAAGCAATACACCAAAACGGCGTAGAGGCTCTGCTTCGCCACGTAGGGCCGCGCCAATGGCCTGTACGGCCTCCTCGGGCGTTGTGTTGTTAAACGAGGCTAGGTCAGTAGACAGCGTTACAAAGTCAGTAGTAAACGTGCTTAAATCCTCGCCAGCTAGCCCAGCAGCTTTACCGAAAGTGCCGAAAGCACCGGCAGCGTCAAGCACGGATTGCTTAGACTGGCCAAGCTCTCGAGCGGCCGTATTGGCAAAGTCTTTAACGCTCTTGGACGCTCGCCCAAAAATTACGTTTACCTTGCTGGTTGCCTCTTCAAAATCCGAGGCCGCTTTAATGGCGGGGGCAATAACTTGCGTAATGGTGCCGATGGCGGCGGCAGCTGGCAACAATGCCCGCTGCAAAATAAAGCCAGCTTTTTGCGTTGTAGTAGTAAGGCTTTTAAATTCGCGTTGAGCGTCGGCAACACCCTTACCACTAAAACTTGTTAAAATCGGTATGTTAATTGCCACGGGATACCACCAAATTACGGTTTGTCTGTGTCATAACTTTACCCACAATGCTTAGTAGCTCGGCGGTTACTGCCGGGCGGTTGCTTTCCACGGCCTTGTCGATAACACGTGGGGCGTCGCCTACCTCTTTTTTTAGACTTGCAATAAACGCCGTGTTGCGGATACCGCTAATGCCAGCGCCCGCGTGGTCATAGATAGCGCCAGCAAAACTCTTTTGTTGTACCACCATTAAACGGTATGGCTTGGCACCGTACACAACTTGCCGGGTGTAACCGCCTTGGTCAAAATCTACGTAGCGCTCTTTAGTAGCTCGTACACCTACGCGCACGTTAAAGCCGCCTTGCACCTCGGATATGTTCCAACCCGCCTCTCGGCCACGGATTAGCGAGCCTCGACGCATACCGGATAGCGGGGCACCGTTGCTACGCGATTGTGTAGAAACCATGCTTCGCGCCTCTTGCACAATTTGGTTTCCAACGGTTTTAATGTCTTTAGTTACTTGCCGCCTAATTTTGCGGTCTATGTCGTTTAACTCTTTTAACGCGTTTTGCACCCCGTATACGTCAATTTGTCCGGTTATGCCCATAGCGTTGCTACCTTTTTTTGTGTGCCTCTGTCAACACTTTAGCCACCGTCTGCAAGTCTTGTAGCTCAAACGGGATATTAGGCGGCCACCAACCGACAGCTACTAGCACCTCGGCTAGTTGGCGTCTGTAGGTGCCGCTTCGGTAAAACTTGGTTGCTCTTGCTCGACAACCTCAATGTTGACAAGCTGCTTTATAAAGTTGTCAAACTCTGCCGGTACAACAATCTTGTTTAACTTAGACGCCTCAAACGCCAAATAGGCTAAATCCTCTATGCCAATGCCATTGGCCATGTCGGACGCCTTGCGCTTAAATTTCCTCTCCCATGCCACAACAACGTAAAGGTTGGTTGTAACCGTGTAGGTGTTGTCGGGTAATTCAACTTTTAGGGTTAGCTGCATAACTAGCCTCTTTCGTGTCGGGCCGTGTTGAGGCCGTTATTAGGAAACGTCTACCGAATACAAGCCGCCAGTAAACGTAATGTCAATAGTTGACAATTCGCCCATGGTTGCGTTAATGACTGGCAAAGATTCTAAGTAGGTGCCTGTCAAAGTAAAGCCCGGGTTAGTTGCCGAGTACGTACCGGGCGTTGCTGGTGCAGCTGGCGAAACAATAACGGTTACTTGCGTACCAACAAGCGTAGACAATGTTGCGTAAGTTTCGGTTGCGGCATAGCTCATGTACAACGTAAGTGTTAGTTCGTTGTTTTCTAGGCCGCCAACGTTAAAACGGGCAAGGTCACCAAATGCGGTGCTTTCCAATGCTTCTACCGTGCGCGTAAGTGTTGCGGCGGTGCACTGGTCGCGCAAGTTAACCGTTGCGATAATTACGTCCGGGTTGCTTAGGTAAGTTGTTGTGGCCATGGGGTTACTCCTCGTTTGTGTCTATGTCTTTTTTAGCATTTTTTGCGGGCTTAGGTGCGGATACTTTAATAAAACCGCCAGCTAGTAGCGCCTCAACATTAGCGCCGCGCATTACGGCTAGGTCGGCGTCAAATTCGGCGCCCGGTGTACCCACTCGAGGGCTAACAACGGTGTATTTGCTCATGCTGTAGTACTCGCTTTCAAGTCAATGGTTAAATCATAGGCGGCGTACTCGGCCCCACCGTACACCGCTACCGTTGGGCGGCCGCCAGTAACCGCCACGTTTTTGGCAAGTAGTAAAGCTGCCATATTCATTAGCGAGCGTTGCGCGTCAAGGTTGCCCGGGCCAAGGGTAATAAGCCGCACCGGAAACGTAATTTCAACAATGTTAAAGTTAAACGCCACAAAGCTAGGTGCGTCTATAAACGCGCACGGCGGGTTAATGTTCCGCGGGTCATTCGTGACAGTCATGCCCGTAATGCTTGTTAGCGTCGCTGTCAAGTCGTCTAACGCAACGTTAAAAAGGTCGGTGTATGCGGGTACGGGCATTAGGCCACCGCGGGGCGGTCAATACCCAACAGCTGTTTAACCATTGGGCTAAAGCCTGTCGAACCGCCAGTAGTCATACCATCAAACGACGCGTAATCCATGCCAGCGCTACCACGTTGCCTATACAAAAAGCCTGCATAAGCCACCGTGCCAAGGGTTACCGCGTCGTTAGGTGACGTTGTGAGGCTGTCCACGTACCCGGCTTGCTGTCGTCGCTTGTAACAAACAGCGTTGGCACTTGTGCGACATTGCGTTAAAAACGCGGCGTCGGCCGCTGTAGCGGTGCCTATGCCTAACCAATCCTCAACTTGGCTGTCGAGCGTTACCCACGTACACGTAGGCGTAGTCGTTAGGGTGCCTGTAGCTGCCACAATTTGCACGTTGTCGGCCGTGCGCGCGTAAAGCACTTGGTTTTGTATTGGTAGCTGGTAGTCGTAAGTAAAAAAGCCTTGCTCGTCTACGCCAGTAAAATAGTATTGCGGCAAATCCGCTACTAGATATGTGCCGTTAAACGTCGCGTCAACGCCGCTAATAACTACAGACTGCCCAACCTCGAGCGGGTCGGCGTTTGTTTGTAATACTAAAACCGCGTAATTGTCGGTTAAGTATTTTTGTGTGACCGAGTAAGCGGCCATAATGGCCTACCTTTCGGTTATCAGACGAACTTGACGAACTTGGTGGCGTCTGCCATGAAAGCGGCAGCGTAACCACGGAAAGCAATCGTGCGGCCCAAAGTTGCTGGTACCTCAACGCTAATTGCGCCTTTTTGCTGTTCGTAGAATTCGAAACCAGCGGCAGGGCCGGCAGCGTGTCCCATGAATGAGCCCGGTGCGTTCTTGTCAACAACAAGCACCAAGCCAAGCGGGTTGCCGTTCCATGAAGTAGCCGCCGAGTTGCCGGCAGCGTTTTGGCCCATAAGGTTTGGTGCACCCGTGTACGGAAATACTGGACGGTTGGAATCGTCTACCGAGCTGGCCAATGCGGCCCAACTTGCAGGCGTTACAAACATGTGCGTTGGCAAGTAGTTAGAGTTTGCCGAAATTTGACGGGCGCCCTCGTAAATTGCTGCTA